CCACTACACGAACATAGTACACCAACATATGCTGGTTTGTCTGGTTTTATGTGGTTAAAATTACCAGACGAAATGTTAGAACGTCAATTAAATCGTGGACAACATAAAGTAAATTTCAATACAACTGAAGGTCAATATGATGGTTGGAATCATATAATCTGGGGTTTAGGCTCTAAATCAGATTTGTATAGATTAAAAATGCCTGCTGAAGAATATGTACAACCTGAAATTGGTACTATGTGGATTTTTCCTAAATGGTTACATCATCAAGTTATGCCATTCTATGGTTCTGGTGAACGCCGTTCTCTTGGTATGAATTGGAATGTCATTGAGTCTCAAGGAGAAATGGAAAAAATGATGACCCCAACAGAGTATTCTAGTTTTGTTGAAAGGATTCCTGATGATTGGGATAGAAATGAAGTCTATCCTATAGATATGGGTGGAATTACAATTCATGTGAAGTTAGATGATGCCTAATTTTATTCATACTGTAGAAATGCTTGATACATCACTCTGCGATGATTTAATAGATTATTATCATAACAGCAGTGAATATAAACAAAAAGGTGTTGTTAGTGGAGGGCTTAAACCCGAATCTAAAACATCTACAGATGTTACAATTTACCCCAACTCATCAAATAAATCTGTAGTAACCTATTTGAAGTTTGTAAATCAAGTTCTTGGTAGTTACAAAGAAACGTATGATGCGTTCATGTATCCAGTTTGTTTTGCAGAGGGAATGAACATTCAATACTATGAGCCAGGCGAAGGGTTTCCCAAGTGGCACTGTGAACGAGGTATGTATCAAACTAATCAAAGAGCATTAGCGTTCATGACATACCTAAACGATGTAACAGACGGTGGTGAAACTGAATGGTTGTATCAGGACAAAAAGTTAACACCAAAAAAAGGTTTAACTGCAATCTGGCCTACTGACTTCACACATACACATAGAGGTATTATATCTCCAACAGAAACTAAAATCATTATTACTGGTTGGTTTAATTATGTGGATGTTGCTGGAGCACATAATTATTACACTTCTGAGTATGCGAAGGTGATTACTCAAATGAAAGAAAATCCAGACATGGAAGTAAGCCTTAACTTGGAAGATAAATTAAATGGATAAGTATGAAAATTTTATAGAAACTGCAAATTGGAGTGTGAGAGAGGAGCCTGCTGTAAAAATATTTAGTCTAGACCTTCCTCAATAAATTGTTGATGAAGTAAACGAATATATTGACAATGACACTATTCCAAATAATGTCAATTATGCTGCAAATTTAGCAGGACAATTAAAACAGAATGAAAAGTCTGCACAATTAGATTTTGATTGTAGTGACGGTGTTGGTTTGCAACTAAAAAATCTTTTAGATACAATGGCCACTGCATACTTACAGAAGGCATATAGTCGTATATCTAAAGCAATGGTTTCTGATTTATGGACAAATCATGCATACGCTGGAGACTACAATCCATTACACGATCATGGTGTTAAAACAGAAGCTGGACTTAGTGGTATTCTATGGTTGAAGGTTCCAAGTTGCATCAAAGGTGTTACTGAGGATGACATTGCAAAACAGGGATTGACTAATGCCTCTGGTCTTTGTGATGGTTGGACACAACTAGTTTGGGGTACAACTACTCGTAAGGATGTAATGCAACTAAGACCAGTAACAGAATCTTATGAGCAACCTGTAGCTGGTCGTTTGATAATCTTTCCAAACTGGTTAAAGCATCAAGTGTTTCCTTTCTTTGGTGAAGGCGAAAGACGTTCTTTAGCAGTAAACTGGAATATTTTTGATACTAAAAAAGAATTAGAGGCTCATCTTAATGGAGAAGTACAATAATTAATTACAAATATAATGAGAATAATGCTCTTAAAGAATTGAAAGAGTATATCGACTCGACATATAATGAACACTATAGCACGAACCACTTTCAAGCTACAGAGTTCATTATTGACGGTGGACATGGTGAAGGTTTCTGTATCGGTAACATCATGAAATACGCACAACGATACGGAAAAAAGGGTGGAAAGAACAGAAGTGACTTGCTAAAAGTGATTCACTATGGTATTATTGCTCTATACATTAATGAACTTGAAAGTGAAAAATAATGAAACTATCTACTGAAACTATCTCCGTATTGAAAAACTTCTCTACGATTAACGCTAACCTTATGGTGAAGGCGGGGTCTAGTCTTTCCACCATGTCTGCAATGAAGAACATTGTTGCAAAGGCAGATGTTGCTGAGGAATTCACAACACCCTTTGCTATCTATGATTTGAATGAGTTCCTATCGGCACTCTCTCTGTTCGGTAAACCCGATCTAGAGTTTGATGATGAATTTGTTACTATTACAGAAGAGGGTACATCAAAGTCTCTCAAGTATTGGTTCTCTGATCCATCCGTGGTGACGACTCCATCTAAAGAGATTTCGATGCCCTCGACTGAATTGACGTTCAACCTGTCGAGTGATACACTCAACGAAATCACAAAGGCTGCTGCTGTTATCGGTGTTCCCGACATGGCACTTGCTGGTGGTAAGTTGATGGTTACTGACAAGAAGAACAGCACTGCAAACGCATACGAGACATCTCTGGATGTTGGTGATGTTTCTGCTGACTATAAGTTCTGGTTCAAGGTTGAGAACCTAAAACTTATTCCCGGCTCCTATGACGTTGAAGTGTCCTCTAAAAAGATTAGTCACTTTACCCACACTAAACTTGGTGTGCAGTATTGGATTGCATTGGAACCCGAATCTTCTTACAATGTCTAATTTGAGGAATTTATATTATGGAACAATTTTTGTGGGTCGAAGAATATCGGCCACGGGACATCAAGTCATGCGTACTTCCTAAGTCTCTAAAAACTTCCTTGCAATCTTTTGTTGACAAGGAAACACTACCCAATCTGATTTTCTCAGGTGGTCCGGGCGTTGGTAAGACTACTGCCGCCCGTGCCATGCTGGATCAGATTGGTGCTACCTACATGTTTATCAACGGTTCAGAGGAGTCAGGTATTGACGTTCTCAGAACCAAGATAAAGAACTTTGCGTCTACTGTATCACTTGAAGGTGGTAAGAAGTATCTCATTCTTGATGAGGCAGACTATCTAAATCCACAGTCAACGCAACCAGCCCTTCGTGGTTTCATGGAAGAGTTCCACAAGAACTGTGGATTCATTCTAACCTGTAATTATAAGAACCGTATTATCCCTGCACTGCAATCTCGTTGTAGTGTGATTGACTTTGTGATTCCTAAAGCAGAGAAGAATAGACTTGCAACTCAATTCTTCAATCGGTCTATTCAAATTCTCAATGAGAATGAAATCAAGTTCAATGAGAAGGTTGTTGCAGAACTCATAAATACTCACTTTCCAGATTGGCGCAAGGTTCTGAATGAACTGCAACGGTATTCTGTTGTTGGTGAGATTGATGCTGGTATTCTGGTAAACCTTGGTGACAAGAATATCAAAGAACTGATGGTCATGATGAAGAAGAAGGAGTTCACCAATGTTCGTAAATGGGTTGTCGATAATCTGGATAATGATTCAGATAAGTTGTTTCGTGCTGTTTATGATAATCTATATGACTATGTTGACCCTAGTAGCATCCCTCATGTTGTCGTGGCGTTGGGTGAGTATCAATATAAAGCGGCGTTTGTCGCTGATCTGGAAATCAATATGATGGCTTGTCTTACTGAGATTATGGGAAGGACAAAGTTCAAATGATTAAAATATATGATGATGTGGTAGAGGATCATGTTGCAGAATTGATTACTTCTGAGATGAAAAATGTTCTCTGGAAATTCGATTATGCTTCAAATAAGAATCATCAATCTCGACATTGGCATCGTCTTTGTGGAAAGAGTGGACAACAAATAATTGCAAATGGTTTTGAGTGGGTGATGCCTATCTGGACTTCTGCAATGTTTAAATATGAATTCAAAAAGAATTTTAATATTACAGGTTATGAACGCATCTATATGAATGCTCACACGCATGGTATTGAACCTGTGATGCATACGGATGATGGCGACTTTACAATGATTTACTATCCTCGAATGGATTGGAAACCTGAGTGGGGTGGCGGCACTCTAATTGATGGAGAACTCGTTCCTTATGTCGGTAATAGTCTTGTTATCTTTGATGCACACCTACCACATATGGCCATGCCGGTCACTAGGGAATGTTATGAACTAAGATCAGTAATCGTATTTAAGTGCAATCGTAATGTATGAATTAAAAGTAAAAAATGGAAAGTACAAATCCGACAGTTTAACAAGTTTACTGTGGGTCGTATTACGTCACAGATTTCATCATTGGATAAAGGGTGAAGGGTTTATTGATTAATGTATGAGTTGAAGGATTATCTCAAGGCTGTAAATCAGACAAAAGAACCTTTGATGGACGGTGAAGATGAGGAATGGGAGAGGAAATATGCTCCCTTCATTGTCAACAAGTGTGTCGGTGCATTTCCTGATACCGTTATGTTGGTGAATGAAATCAACCAACTACCAAATGTAGATAAGAAACTACAATTTGATTTTTTGATAAATAGTCTGAGGCCAAGGAAGAGATTTACCCCGTGGTTGAAGGCGACGAAATTAGAGAATCTAGAGTATGTTAAAGAGTTCTATGGGTATAGTAATGTAAAGGCTAAGGCTGCTCTTGATATATTGTCTGAGGATCAACTCGCCACTATAAGAAAAAGATTATATAAAGGTGGGAAAAATGGAAGATATTAATTGGACACAGGAGCAGATGTTAGAAATTGGTTTGAAAGAACCTGATGACTTTCTTAAAGTTCGTGAGACACTATCACGAATTGGGGTAGCATCTCGCAAAGAAAAGAAACTATATCAGTCATGCCATATTCTGCACAAGCAGGGTAGGTACTTTATTGTACACTTCAAGGAGCTGTTTGCTCTTGATGGTAAGAACACAAATCTATCTACCAATGACATTTCTCGTAGGAATACGATTGCAAAACTGTTGCTTGATTGGGGATTGGTTGACATTATTGGTGAGCTTGGAGAAGTTGCTCCCCTTAGTCAGATTAAAGTTCTGTCTTATGCAGAGAAGAATGATTGGATACTAGAAACTAAATACAACATTGGAAAGAAAAAAGAAGTCTAATGGAAAAGTTCAAGTCATTCATCACAGAGGCAAAAGACGAGAAATATCGTGTCCTTGTCATCTCAGCTGAACTAGATAATGAAAAACTGTTTCATACTGCACAGAGAATTACAGATGAAGCAGAAAAGTCTGGCCATTCAGTTTATGTTGTCAAGGTTGAAG